CAAAAATATCCTTCTCGTAGTCTTGGTGGAATTCTTGCTAAAGGTTATTGGAATGAAGTTTATATTTCACCTGAACCTGAGTTGATTGAAAAGCATGGCACTCACGACCAAAAGACACATGGAAACTGGGCTACGGGAGTTTCCACAGGAGTTGCTAGTGATATCACCCGATTTACCCAAGAATGGGGCGGATTGTCTATTTCTATGGTGGATGGTCATATGCCCGATAAAGGTTATATGGTTGCTAAACCACCTGAGTTCAGCCATATAGTTGACGAAGCCGATTTCTTAGACCCAATTAAGGGTCCGAAAATCCTTGCTGATTATCTAAAGCGAAATCGCGCAGACCTTGGGCGTGGCGGTAAGGATTATTTGGGAACTTGGCTAAACGGGGGTAAGATATTCCTTGATGTATCCCAAAACATCATGGGTCGAGATGAAGCAATTCGTCTTGGTAGAGAACGAAACCAAAAGGCAATTTGGGATGTAGTAAATCAAGTAGAAATAGATACAGGAGGTACGGGTGAAGTCCAAAAAGGAAGTCAAGGCGATTCAACTTCCCGACATCTCAAAGATGACGGACGAGGAAATCGACGAATACTCCAAGAAGATTTGGGAAAAACTTCAAGGAAAGTAATTTATTTTGAGGCTGGTCTAGTGCCAACCTTAAAACATCTTTCAGGTCAGCATGACCAATCAACTCATGGTAATTGGGCGACTCAAGGATATTCCGAAGAGGATGCGTCAGAGATTTCTCGCATGAGTGAAGTCGGTCCGTCTTTAGACGACCTAAACAATTATCTTGCTAGTGAATTACCGCCTGATATGAGCGACTTAGAAGATTTTGTAAGCAATGATTCAGGGCTATATGAACAAGCAACTGAGGATATTGAATTTCGAGTTGAAGAAAGAATGGCTAGATTACAAGCCGAATTCCCACTACACGAATACACAGAGCAAGAAAAGATGAATATATATGAAGATGTTCAAAGAGATTTAATTCAAGATTTTATTGCTAATGACGATGGAACTATTGCTCAAATGTGGTCAGATGCAAATGGAACTAAAATTGATACCGCAGAGTTAATAAATTCATTTACTGAAGTTTATGAAATGACCCACAGAGGAACAGCGATAGATGGTTCTGAAGTAACACTCTCATCAGGTATCGAGGGATTAGCGCTTGTAACAAACGATACTATTGAATTAACTGGAAATATCTATGCTGGAGATGGCTCGTGGGCTGGAGAATGGAAACGCGATTTCACTCGTCAAGCAGATGGCACATGGGAAGTCGAACACTCATTCTTAAAATTAGAGGACGATTATCAAGGCACAGGATTCGGAAAGAAATTTCTCGCTCAGTCTGAGGCTTGGTATATCGCTAAAGGATTTGATTCAATTAAGGTTGGCACCGCTTGGGATGGCGCTCGACATTGGGCTAGAGCAGGTTTTGATTGGGATGCTCGAAAAATGAACCAAAACATGAGCGAATTAGAAGCAATGCGTATGAATCTAAAAAGTTACAAAGATGGCAAATATCTTCCTGAATTTGATTCTTTAATGAACAAAATGGTTACTGATTATGACGGAGATTTTTGGGGATACACCACATTCAAGTCAGTCGCCCAAATGCCTACTCCTGCTCACTTCGCCATGATTGGTTATGCAGATAGAGAAAAAGTTGTCGAATACGATGTGGAAAGAGATAACTGGGCTGGTAGATACGGTATGCAAAATCTCCACATGAACTATCGAAAGTTCTTACGAGAAGCCGATAGTCGCGATATGGAAACTCCAATTGACCGCGATGGCGATGGAATCATCTTTGATGGCACACCAAGAGCGCAAATTGCTCCTGCTAAAACTGGACAATAATTCCAAACTAGGGTAGGATTAGAAACTATGGACAGAGATAAATTACTTAAAGACATTCAAAGCGCTTACAAGAAGTGGTCGAATGAAGTTGAGTTCACAACGCTGGAGGGTGCTTCAGATGAAGATGAAGCAAAACTCTTAGACCAAATAAACACTCTAGTTCAAGAAACTAAATAGCAGTTTAATACTTATCCGCTACTATTTACGCATGGCAGATATCGCTCCAAAACTTTTACATTTAAGCGCTGAAAAACTTACAGCGCTCCATGAGCGTATTCATAAGTCCGAAGCGACACCTGCGACTATCGAAGTCCACCACACAGTTCTAAATGAGATGGCTCGTCGAAAGATGGAGCGTCCTCAAGATGATTGGGATAAATACGAAATCTTGGTAGATTCAGTTGAGAGCGTCGATTTAGAGTCGCTGACTGCATCATTACCTGAAAATGCACTTGATGAGTTGGTTAAAGCCACAGGCTCATATATTGCCAATATCCAAACCTTCCTAACCGTTAATGGCTATGAAATGCGCTTTGAGCCAGTTGAGTTAAATAACGTTGAAAAGATGATTCGCCGAGAAGATGGCTGGTGGGTTGTCTATAACAAAGAAGGCACACGCTCTTTCGGTAAATACAAATCAAAAGCAGATGCTCATAAGCGTTTAGCCCAAATCGAATATTTTGCAAAGATGAAATGGATTCCACCTAAGCAAGTTCGTGAATCTGCTCGTCAAGGATTCCAATGGATTATGGAAGGCAAAGGTAATGCCACTTCAGTTCAAAAGCATTACGCATCACTTCTTGCATCAGGTGAAGAAGTTAATTTTGAATTAGTTAATCGCATAAATAATTTCTTTAAGCGCAATGAATCTAAATCTGAAATTGTCGGATTTGAAAAAGGCGAAAAGGGATTTCCAACAGATACAAGAGTTATTTGGGATTCATTTGGCGGAGATGCAGGTTACGCATGGGTGCAAGATATTATTGAAAAGCATTTACAAGGTCAGCATGACCAAAAGAGCCATGCTCCTAAATATGCTGAAGGTATTGCGCAAGAAATTCTTGATGGTGGTCATCCAACAGTTAATGAAAAAGATGTTGGACCACTATTTGCAGGTTTATCAAAACTTACTACTCATCCTGATATTACTGAACTTAAAGTTGAAGGCACTTTATTGTTTGGTGATGAAGGCATGGGAATCGCTCGCAAAGATATGCCACAAGTTCCAGCGGAGCGTCGCGATGAGTTCTTAAAGGATTTAGGCGTAGATGTTTCTGAAGAAGATGTTGACCCTAAGACATTAAAACCAATTCAAAAAGAAGTTTCAGGTTCACGCTCAGGCGCAATTTATATGCGCTATAAGGATTTAGGTGAGATTCCTGACCAGCAAAGAATTTTAATTTCTAAAGATGGTTATGTGATTGATGGTCACCATACATGGGGTGCGGCAGTCGCTTTCTCATTTGAAAATTCAGGTGCGAAGTTACCTGTTTATCGAATTGATATGAACGCAAAAGAAGCGCTAGATGCTTCACTTGCATGGACTAAGTCTCAAGGTATTGAGGGTCAAGCAATTGACGCTAAAGCGCCTATCAAAAAACATGGTAACCATGACCAACGCTCTCACGGAAACTGGGCGCATGGTGGCGAAACCGCAGATGTTTCAACCGAAGAGATGGCTACTCGTCGAGCAGGAATGATGGCTCGTCGCGATATTCCACCAATGGCTACAGATGCAAGAGGTCGAGTTATCAATCCTGATGCAACAGGCGACACAAAGAATCTTCCTAATGAAGTCGAATATCGTGGACAAACACTTACACCTCAAGACTCTTTATGGCATCACATGGTTCCTGATGGACAAGGTGGATTTGAATTAAGCCAAGAACGAGCGCTATTACATTCACAAATTATTGCTTATACGGTTGGCAATGTTCCACAATCACAAGACCCAACTTTCTATATGTTAGGTGGCGGACCTGCAACTGGTAAATCAACTTTAATTAAAAGTGGTTTAGTAGATATTCCTGATAAATCAAAAGCAGTTCATGTTAATGCTGATGATGCAAAAGAAATGCTTCCTGAAAATACTCGTATGCGCAATTCAAACGATGATGGTGATTTCTTTAACGCGGCGGCTTTTGTCCATGAAGAATCATCAATGATTGCAAAGGCAGTTCAAGCAAAAGCAATTCGCAATAATCAAGATTTAGTTCTTGACGGAACTGGTAACTCATCTATTTCTAAGTTAGCAAGCAAGGTGGAACAAGCCCGACAAAACGGATATAAGGTAAATGGTGTTTACGCCACAGTACCTACAGATATGGCTTGGGCTAGAGCATCAACTCGCGCTTTAGGTTCATCAAGACGATTCGTTCCTGAAACAGTTGTCCGTGAAACACACGCTTCAGTATCAAAAACATTACCTCTTGCAATGGAAGCAGATTTATTCGATAGTGTGACGCTATGGGATACAAGCACTCCAAGTATTAAATTGATTGCATCTAAATATAAAGGTTCAGCGCCAACTGGCACAGATTCACAAGCATGGAAAGACTTCGTAGCGAAGGGCAACAAATGAGCGCAGATATAACAAATAAATTATTTATTACTGCAATTAAAAACTTGCCATTTGAGTCTGCGGGCGTGGATAAAAAATATAAAGACCAATTCTTAGACATTATTGCTGAGTTAAAAAGCGCACCTGATGGAATTCAACCAGCGCCAATTAACGAATGGGATTTAGATGATGCTTTTGATTTCTTAGATGAAATTGAAAGAGTTGCAAGTAAGGCAATGACTAAATCAATTGGTAATTATGAAGTTAGCAAAGCCGAAGGCGAAAAGCGCTACACATTAGGCGCTATGTATATCCCTGACCGATTAGACGCTCATGGTGAATGGACTGACGCAGAAGAATTACAAAGAGCAGTTTGGGATTATGTTCGTAGTAATGACCGTCGTATCCGACTTCAACATAACCGCGATATCGTTGCAGGTGAATGGGTTGAAGTTATGGCTTTCCCTTATGAAATTTCAGTTCCTATCCAAACTATAAGCGGAATTGAAGTCAATCATACTTATCCAGCGAATACAGTTTTCTTAGGAGTTATTTGGGAAGATTGGGCTTGGGAGAAAATCAAGAAGGGTGAAATTCTTGGTTACTCCATTGGTGGCAAAGCAGAGCGTTTATATGTAGACATGGAAAAAGCAGATGGTCCAACCGTTAATGATGTTCACATTGATACAATTATGAATCCAAAGAAAAAACCAAAGAAAGATAAAGATGAGCGCTAAAGAAGCCACAATGCTAGATGAGTTAAGAAACAAAGAACTCAAAGCGCTTACAGATTCAGAATACGCATCTATTCGCTCTGAAATAGAGTCAAAAGGAATTCGGTCTCTTCGTGGTTCATCTGCACAAATTGTTTTTGCCGCTCTTCGTAAGCGTAACGAAGCAATGAAAAAAGTATTAGTTGAAAAACACGGCAACCATGACCAGTCATCTCATGGAAGTTGGGCTAATGGTGGTGGAAAAGAATTAAGTTCATTCCAGCAAAGAATTCAGTCTAAAGCGGAAGATAAAAGTTTGATTGAAAGAGTAAAGCGTGGCGCTAATGCTTATTATGCTCAACAAAGCAAAGGTGTTTCATTTAGAGATATGGAACGCGATTACGACAAAATGGAACAGGCGTGGCGTGAAAAAGATATTGGCGACCCACAGGATTTAGCAGAAGGTGAATTCCGCGCTAAATATGGCGCAAGTCTTTTAGACATTGCTGACTTCGTTCATGGAAGTAATTTGCAATTAGAGAAATCATCAGTTGAAAAACACGGTAACCACGACCAGCGTTCTCATGGTCGATGGTCTAAAGATGATTCTGAAGGCGAGTTTGCTGATACTGAGGGTCTGCATCCAAAGCACCGATGGAGCAAAGACGATTCTGAGGGTGAGTTCAAAGATAACGAAGATGAAGATATTGCCGCTATGGATGAGATGGATTTAAGGCATCCACCTAAACCTGAGTCTTATTATCAGGAAAGGGCAAAGCGCAATAAGAAATGAGTTCGATTATCGACGACACCGTATCCGTTCTTGCAGGGATGGGGCTAAAAGCGGTTAAGGTATCGACTCCACCAGGTTATGCAGGGCTTCAGGTAAATCTGCCTAATAATTCTCAAGCCTATTTTGTATGGGCAAAAATCGACAATATAGATTTTCATTTTAGATTGGCTCGTTTTTGGCAAAACGACAATCCGTTTTCAATGTGGGTTTGCCCTGACCTTATTGGTGCAATCGCAAAAACTCGTGTTTTAACGAATCAGTAAAAAAGGTGCAAATTACACTTATGGTATTCTTTAACAGTCAAGACCCGAGGTTAGTTTTTTAATCGTATATAAAAAATCAGACCTCTGTTCGTTAGGAGTTATTTTGGCTAACCGCACTCGCAAAATGGTCAATCTTTCAATAGAGGAAACCAGCGGAGTAGACCATCCCGCTCATTTACACGAAGGTTGGCTGGTAATGAAATCAGCCGAAGAATCTGAAGTTCAGAGTGTTCTTGACGAAACGCTCACCGAGGAGGACTCCAATATGGAGAACACATCTACCGCGGCTACTGAAGAGCAGGTTATTGAAAAGTCCGCAGAGGAAAAACTAACCATCGCTGAGGCTCGTATCTCTGAACTTGAAGAGGCATTAGCCAAGGCTTCTAAGGCAGATATGACCGAGGAAGATAAGAAAAAGAAGAAGATGGACGAGGAATCCTCTGAGGAAGCAGATTTTATGAAATCTGCACCTGAGTCAGTAGTCAAAATGATTGAAAGCCTACGCAAGTCTGCTGAGGATGCTCAAGCAGAACTTCAGAACGAGCGCGATTCACGCGCTGATGCGGAAGCAATTGAGAAGGCAAAGGGTTGGGCAAATCTCAATCTCGATGCAGAAAAAGTTGGACCAGCGCTTCGTCGCTTGGCAACATCAGATGCAGACCTAGCAAAGTCACTAGAAGAAATTCTTTCTTCAGTAAATGCTCAGGCTGAATCAGCACAAATTTTTGCGGAAATCGGCAAATCCGCAGACTTCAATACTAACGGCAATGCCTATGAGCGTATGAGCGCTTTAGCAAAGTCAGCAGTCGAAGAGGGCGTAGCAAAATCATTCGAGGTTGCACTCGCTGATATCGCTACAAAAAACCCTGACCTTTACAGCCAATACCTAACCGAGAAGAAAGGTGCCTAAAACATGGCATACGAAATCTCCAATTACTCGGTAAAGGTCACCCTCGTCGCAGGTGCCGACCTTTCCGCGTTGCAATACCGATTCGTTAAGTTGAACTCAAGTGGTCAAGTAGTCACAGTTGCGGCTAACACAGACCGTCCAATTGGAGTTCTTCAGAACGCTCCAACTTCAGGACAAGAAGCAGAAGTTCTTGTTGTAGGCGGCACCAAGTTAGTTGCTGGTGAAGCCGTTGCTGAAGGTGCAGTTCTTTCAACCACATCAGCAGGTAAGGCAGACTCAATTGCTGTCGGAACTGCTACAACCCAGTACATCCTCGGAACAGCATTAACAGAAGTAGCGGCTGATGGAGAAATCTTCACCGCTGTTGTTAATTGCGCTTCCGCTGGTCGTGCGGCATAAGGAGGAATGAACTAAATGCCACAGCCACACATTAACTCAGTTCATGTCGATGCAATCCTTACCAACATTTCTGTTGCGTATTTGCAGAATCAAGACAACTTTATCGCAGACAAGGTATTCCCAGTAATCCCTGTCGATAAGAAGAGCGATAAATACTTCACATACACCAAAAATGATTGGTTCCGTGACGAGGCACAGCGCCGCGCTCCAGGTACCGAATCAGCAGGTGGCGGTTACAATCTTTCAACTGGAACATACTCATGCGATGTATGGGCGTTCCACAAAGATGTTGACGACCAAACAGTTGCTAACGCAGATTCACCATTGAATCCACTTCGTGAAGCAACAGAATTCGTAACTCGTCGTTTGATGCTTCGCAAAGAACTTCAGTTCGTATCAGATTACTTCACAACAGGCGTATGGGGAACCGACATCACAGGTGTTGCTTCATCTCCATCAACAAACGAAGTAATCAAGTGGTCTGATTACACAAACTCAGACCCAATTGCTGACCTTGAAGCAGGAAAGGCAGAAATCCTTTCTAACACAGGTATGGAAGCGAATACTT